TCCACATTAACTATAGACATGACCTGTGCTCCTACTTTTAGTTCTACTTTTTCGCTAATTACTGTACTTTTCTCTAGAAAGTCAAGTTCTTGTGAATATTCTTCGACTGATAAAAGTTTTAGATAATTTTCTTCTTCTTTTGTTACTTCTAGATCTTCCAGTACTTTTCTAAAAAATATTACAGATTCAGAATCAATATTAGACAAATTTGTTGTGTTTATTTCATCAACTGATGACTTTTTAGGCATTAATATTACCGGTTTGATATTATCATCTGACTTTATTAGTCTTTCTCGTAAAGTCTTAATATTGGACTTAGTAATTTTACCTAGTCTAATATTTTGTAAAATTTTAATAAGTACTTCGTCTTTTTGTCTAAAGATAGAATCTAAGATGATTTTATCATGAAACAGAAAATCAAAGTTATCTGACTCAAAACAGAATTTAGAATTATTCTTAACTGGAGGTAGTTGATAGAAATCACCAGACATTACAATCTGAATTCCACCAAATGGTTTAGTACTTTGTTTAATTATTCTTCCAATTTCTTCTAATTTATTAAATAATTCATCAGATAACATAGAAACTTCGTCTATGATTAAAATTTGTATCTTTTTCCATTTATCTAGTAGAGCTTTCGAACCTCTAATTTTAAGAACATACTTATTAACAGACTGATCACCAAGTCCTATACCAGCCCAAGAATGTAAAGTTTTTGCTGTTTCATGTAATTGGATTGCCGCTACACCAGTCATTGCTGTTAACTGTATATTTTTACTTTTATAAAGACTATTATAAATTTCTTTGATTAATGCTGTTTTACCAGTCCCTCCTGGACCTGTTAAAAAAACATTATTACCATTTATAACTGAATCAAAAACTAATTGTTGCTTTATGGATAGCTTCATAACTAATATTATATACACCATGTCTTTAAGACTATTCTTCCCTAATTCTTTTTCGACACTGTTCTAATGTTCTATTATATAGTCTTTGATTCCATTTGTCTTTTTCGAATCTAGATTCATAGTAATGTTCAGTGTCTGAGTCATTATCTGAATAATTTGTCTTGTAATTTATCATCTGTTTTAAAATATCTAAATATTTAGTAACATCTACGTTTCCATCAAACTGTAATAAGTTTGGATCATCATCTAACCAGTTATTATGATACATTTCACATTTTACCAAATAATCAAGTGTAATTTTACTCTCTTCAGCTCGAGATCTGGTTATGACTCTTTGGTAACACTTATGAGCGTCTGTTTTAAGATATACGAATAAAATACCAGGAAGTTCTTCTAAAAAATGATCAAACCACATGTTATAAGACTGAAATTCTAAATCATTAATTTTTCCTGAATCATGTAACAAGCGTGTAAAAACATTGTAGTCAGAAAACACTGAACGCTCCATTATAATAATATCATTGGGTTTTGCTTTTTTTAATATATTCTTAAGACTTACAAGTCTAGAAATATAAGCAGTCATCTGAAAACAGTATGAATACTTTTTTGGATATTTATAAAAATTTTCTAAAAGATTTCCAGATGAATCTTTAATTGATAACCATTCATCACCAGGTTCATCAACAAAATATACATTGGTTCCATCGGGTTTATTGTAATAATGACTAAAATGTTCTTTTAAATATTTACAAAAAGTAGATTTACCTGATCCAATATTTCCCTCGATTGATACTATCATGATATAATTAAATATGAGCCGTGTCTTTAATTTACTTAATATTACAATATGTAAATAATTTACTAGTTTTCCCAGTTCCTTCTGGACACTTATCCCGAACACATCTAGCTATACCACATGGATTCGGCGCGTGTCTAGCATATCTTAGAGCTGAAGAACATCTTTCTTTAGTGTTAACTGGATAAGTACCCATAGGATAGCCTCCAGCTGGTCCACAAAATGCACTATCCTGTAACTGTTCCTTTTCATATTTTAAATATTGTTTTTTACCACCAGAAGTAATGTAGTATTTTCCACCTCTTGGTCCAGTTTTAATCATTTTATATATTAAAAAGATTATAATATGATTTAAATAATATTGAGCATTCCAATAAAGTATAATTTTTTCGTAACTAAAAGTTAACATATTTATATAAGAAAACAATAAACATCCGGGAGATCTTAATAGTAAATTTACTACCAAGTATATATATTTTCTAACATGGTGATTAAACTCTAAACATTTAAATACCCATAATAGAGTATAGTCTATAAGTCCGGGAAGTCCAGATAAAAAGAATAGACTACCTGTCACTGTAATTTTATTAGTATAATAAGCTAATGGACCACATATAAATAGCATCATACCGTGATGAAGTACATCATCGATTGTTAATTTAAAAAATAAACAATGATACAAATGAACTGCTGTACACATTAAAAATGCATTCCTAGAATTATCATTCCAATCTGTATGTGAACAAATTACAGGATCTTTTAAACAAAAAATCATATCATCGTAAGAGTTAGTCATAATGTAATGATTACTAAGAGCGTGTAATAAAAACCACCTACTTTTTTGAGAGTATTCTGACATACAAATAAATGTAGTAATTGTTGCAAATATATCAAAACTAATAACTTGGAGTATAATGTTCCACATTAGTTTTTAAGTCTTATAAATTTTTAAATACTTTAAGGCCATGAATGTTGTCTTCTTATATTACATATATAATATACGGATGCTAACCATATAGTTTGAGTTGCATAAGTATAAATGTCATTTGTATTATACTTTTGTTGTAGAAGGGATAATTTTTGTAATTCTAGATCACTCGGGGGTTCGATAATAAAAAGTATATTAATGTAATCTAACATGTCAGATACAGAATTATACTCTTTTAAAAATTTAACACATTGTTCTCCAGTTGTAATATTCTTTAATTCTTTTCGTTTCTTGTAAACTTTTCTGTATATTAAATATTTTCTAAATTTAGAATACATAATGATAAATTACATTATAGTAATATTATCTTTATTAAATAAGTATCATTATGGATCCTATAATAGAGCTATACTGAAACAAAAACATGGAATTAGAGGGTTAGTTCAGGACCACCACATTATACCGCGACAATTTAGTCGTAGAGTAAATATAGATATTGATGAATCCAAAAATTTAATTATGTTACCAACTTCATATGGTAAATTATTCTTAAATACATCAAGACCTATTCACGAAAACGGGCATCCAAAGTATAATAAATACATAGGACAACTATTAGATCAAAATTTAACGGAAGAATTTATAATTGCTTCGATAAGACAACAATTATTAAGTGGTAGTTTAAACAGAGTAATTTAATTTTTTAAGAATTAAAAGTATAGTATCATAACTATTGAATAGTTTAGAGCTTTCTAAATTTATAGTATGTACACTCTTAGGTTTCCAATAATCATATATATCTTTATTTTGTTCATTTGTTAATCTATTATTAATAAAAGTAACTTCGCATTGTGGAGGAGTTAGACTTTCTTTCTGGAGTTCATGTATTTCTTTATCTACATTAATATTTAAGTCAGACAATAAATTATGGAACTGATTAGCTGTATAATCTACACCGTTGTAATTGATAACAACTTCGTTATCAAAAACTAGCTTGTTTGGTAATTTTAACTTAAGTCCATCAAATTCTCTGGGTAAGTAATTAAATTCACCAAATTCAGATATTCCAGCAATATAATCTTTAGCGCCCTGAATTGTTCCACCAAATACAGATCCAACAAATACAACAGAAGCAACATGTTCCTTTACAAAACTTTCCTGTTGACGGGATAAAAACAATGACAACAGGGTACATCCTAAATCTTGAGCAACTAATACAACGGGTAGATTGCTATAGTTGTAAAGTCTAATTATACTTTGTCTTATTCTTTTAAATAATTCTATTAAATTTTCAGGTGAAGCTATATGTCTAAAGTCGTACGGTTGTATAGATATAGTATCTGATGTATATTTTAAAGCTTTTAACGAATCTATAAGCGGTGTCATATTGGAATTTGACGAATCAAAGTTAAAATTTAACATGTTACTCTTAAGAGATTTAAATGACTTTACACCATTTGGTGGCCAGACCTTTTCTTTGTCGTCAAACATATAGCAGTCCCCGAGTCCAGGTACCATTAGAACAGGTGTAGTTTGTGGAGCAGTGGGTAGGCCATTTGGAGGAAAAACTGAAGGACTGTTCGAAAATCTAAAAAATGGTACTATGCTCTGAAATCTAAAACGATTATTTAACATAAATAGATTCCAGTCTGTTGTATCTGGTCTATTAAAGTTTATAAAACTAGACTTCATTTTAAAATTTGGACTATTTTCGTAACCTAAAAATGGTACAGATGCAAATGGCTCAGTGGGATTACAGATAAATAGATAGTAACCGAGTGCTAAAATAAGCACAAATCCTATAATTTCTCTCATAGAAATATTCATTATAATATTCTAAATATTTAATTTTAATGAATTATTTTAAAAAAATACTTACGACATTATTCCATTGTTAAGATGAGAGTATTGATTATGTTAACAATGAAAGTCATTACCTGGAATGTCAATGGTATTCGCAGCCGTATCTTTAATAGGAAAACAAGTGCTCAGATAGCAAAACAAGACCAGATTTTACCAGAGGAAGGAAGTCCAATGTACAACATGATTAAAAATTACGATCCTGATTTTATATGTATTCAGGAAACTAGATGTTCTCTGAGTAATGGTCAAAAATTTAAAATTCCGGGGTATAATTCGGTATTTAACCAATCAGATTCTGTTGGTGCAAGGGAAGCTAATCGTTATTCTGGAACTTGTATTTTTTACAAAAACACTTATAATCCTATTAATGTAGAGTATCAATTCCCCGGGTATACAGACAATGAAGGTAGAATAATTGCTCTACACTTTTCTAATTTTACAATTATCAATGTGTATACACCAAATAGTGGTACAAATTTTGACAACAGGTTAGAGTGGCAAGATGCGGCGTTGTTATATTTAAAAACTTTAGGAAATCCTGTTATATACACGGGAGATATGAATGTTGCGTGGCGGGACGCTGATGTACACTTCAGAGTTACTGATAGTCCAACATACAAGAGTAAAGTTGAGGATAACATAGTTGGGTTTTTACCCGAAGAGAGAAGCTTTGTACCAGAACTACTAAGTATCGGATACATTGATGCATATCTGAACCAAGATTCAAAATATTCATCATTTGATGGATTTACATATTGGGATACTCGCTCTAAGAAAATAGAGGGACTCCCAGGTGCACGGTTTAATAAGCACGGATGGAGAATTGATTACCATTTTGTTAAAGACTTTAAAGTACTCGAGTGTTGTGCTATGTACACAACAGGAACTGAATACATTAACTTAGGTGATCCCCAATGTAGTGATCATTGTCCAGTATATGGACATTTTATGATAAATTAAAATATACCAATAATAATAATGATAACGGTGATATTGATCATTATATTAATGTTTTTAATTTTTACAAGAAAAGAAAAATTTGTAGATATTACTAAATACAAAACAAATAATTATATCTTTCGAGATAATTTTCCCAACGTTATTCATAAAACTTTATATGAGAATACTGGTAATGGAACAAAATTAAACAAAGGTATAAACGACTCAATAGAATCATGGATCGTTAATAATCCAGGTTATACTATAAAATTGTGGGATCTTAAGGAATCCAGAGAATTTTTAAAACTAAATTTTTCACCCGACGTATTAAAATGTTTTGATAGTTTAAAACCATATGCATTTAAATCTGATTTTTTTAGATATTGTATAATTTATAAAAATGGCGGATGGTATTCAGATTTAAAACAAGAATGTTTAAAATATAATTTATTAAATCACCTGAAAAAGATTAAAAGAAAAGAATATTTATTCAGAGATAATGCCCATGTAAAATTTGAAGATAAAAATGTTGACTATTGTATCCAAAGTGCTTTTTTTGGTGCACCAAAAGAATCACAGCTTTTGCTAAGTATGATTAATAAAACAATACAAAATACAAAAGATGAATTATATGGAGAATGTGTAAGATGTTCTGCTGGTTCTGTTTGTGTATTTGGAAAATTATTTTACGAATTAGGTTATAAAGATGATTATTTTGCTGGGTACTTTGATATAAATGTATTACCATATTTTTACGATAATACTAATGAAAAAATCATTCTACATAAATGTTTAAATTGTGGCGGTAATGCAATTAAGAATGGGAATGATTATAGAATAATGTGGAAAAATAAAGATATATATGTTAAATCAAACGACACAACGGGTCAAACGTAACATGTTTTGCATTATATCTAGCTGAAGTTTCTATTTCAGATCCTAATGTTGGATTTTGTCTAAAGTAAGGATAACCAACGCATCTAATTAGATTTTCTTTATCCATTTCTATAATTAATGCGTCACATGCATATTTCGTAATATCTATACTGTTAATGTAGTTAAAGAACTTTTTAACAAATTTTTGTGTATATAACATAGCTCCATTACAATTTGGTTGAGAAAGTAAATACAAACAATCACTAAGTCGTTCAGAAAAATGACAAAGTGTATAACAAATTTCGAAAAAAATTAAATCATACTCAGTCTTTTGCGCTGCGTTATATATATCATTCAGTGAACATGATCCAGTGTATATATCTACATCGTCTTCAAATATTAAAAATTTATCCGATGTAGTCATATTAAAAATTTTAATATTAGTTAATAGTCTACTTAAAGTAGATATATGTACATCATCAAGATAATTTCTAATTATTTCTTCTCTAGGTACTGGTTCTACGAAAGTATAATTATTAAATCCTAATTTATTCATAACATTAGTTATATGTAAAGCTCTATCCTTTCTATGAGCAAAGTTGATGATAAACACTGGAAAATTTTTAAGGTCCGAGTTAATTTTAACTGGTTTTTCTACTACGCTTTTTGATATCAATGATTCTATATCATTGCTCGCAATTGTAATATTACTAACATTTAGTAAAAGTAATATCAGTATTATTCCAATTAGACAATACGTGACGGATTGCATTACTTAATTATAACATTTTATTATAATTAAAATAATTACTAAAATTACTATATAAACGCAACAATCACATATTAAATACATAGAAGACCAAAACGGTTCTATAACTTTATCCCCATTTAAAAATTTTGTTATATGACAAAATATGGACGCACCCGGTAAATGTTCCCATTCTTTCTTTTGTTCAGTGTCAGGAAACGTCTGACAAACCAATGGATATTTATGTTTAAATTTATTTGGTATACTGGATATTAAATCTGTATCTATCATATGTCCAGACGCGTGCAATAATTTCATTCTTCCCTCTGGCGAGTAAATGATGGCATGAGATCCACCAAATCCAGCTAAAATTTGTCTATGATCGGAAATGCTAGGTAGATTTATAGATACATTACCAAGAGAATACAAATTAAATGTATTATCACGTATAAAATTATCAATTGATTTAAATTCGTCTGTGGAATATTTGTGATTATATTTAGCATCATCCTCAAATATTAGTACATTTTTATACTCTGTTGTATTTTTACAAATATTTTTATGAGCATGTATAACATCAGCTACTACTGAATTTACACCTGGTTTATTACATTTTTTAAAACCTTTATTAATCTGAACGTATGTTAATGGTGCTAAATTTAGTAACACCAAGTCATCAAATTTTCGAGATGAATTTTCCATTGTTAAAACTATAGCTAAGTCTACATTTTTAAGAATAGGATCGTCAGTTCGATTTATGAGTTTAAAATTATAACAATCACAATCTTTCATTATATTAGTATAATTATTTTATTCTAGATCATTTAACCACATATCTTTGAGAGTCATGGTTGCGATTCTGTTGTACTCTTCCATTTTCTTATTCATTTTAAGTCGTAGGTCTTCTAATGTTTCTTCTGTAAGAGAATCTAAGTCCATCTTTAATAGATACTTATAAGTGCTTTCTACTTTCATGAATTGTAAGTCCTCGAGTTCTTTGTTTAGAATGTCCTTCTTCTTTTTATAAATTACTAGTTTATCCGCAATGATTAAATCTAAAAATCTGACTTTAGACTCTAATATATCAGATTCATACTTAAGTGTTTTTTCGAGATACTCTTTTCGTTTTTTATTGTAGAGTCCCCTAATTTTGTAGAAGTTCCATAGGATTTCTTCCACTGAATACATTTTAACAATTTCACCATTTTCATTAAATAGGTGCATGTTTTGAGCATTGATATTCGAAGTTAACTTTAGATTTTTCTCTAGACTCTTACTCCATTCTTGTAGAATTGCTGTTTTTACCTTAATTTCGAAATTTACAGTTTCTTCCGTAGAATTATTCTTGTAAGAATGAATCTTATCTTCTTGTTCGAGTTTATCTAAAAACTGTTTGTAGTCTTCCGTCCAAGTACCAATTGGTAATTCTGTAACAGTTACGGTATAATTATTTACGGAGTATACACCAATAGATAACCATTTATTTTCGTCAATTTTTACAATTTCTCCCTTAAATCCCTTGTACCATGGTTTTAGTTCTGAAATTTCATGTTCTGGATTTATAACAAGCTGTTTTAGTTCTCTTTTAAGATCGTCAGGGTTAAAACAGGGAATACTCGTCGAAAATCCAGTTCCAATACCTTGACTACCATTAATTAGGATAAGAGGTAACTTTGGAACATAAAATCTGGGTTCGATGCTTTGACCATCGTCATTTAGATAGTCTAATAGATTAGCGTCTGTAGGATCAAATAGTTTATTAATATTTTCGGATAGATATGTAAAAATATACCTGGGACTAGATGCATCCTTTCCTCCTAAAAGTCGAGAACCAAACTGTCCGGATGGATACAAAAGATTCATATTATTCGATCCTACAAAATTTTGAGCCATATTAATAATTGTTTCCATTAGTGATGCTTCACCGTGGTGATAACTCGAGTGTTCTGATACATACCCAGACAACTGAGACACTTTAATTTCAGTCTTAGCTGTTGGATTTTTCTTAAAACAAGCAAATAGAATCTTTCTCTGGGATGGTTTAAGGCCGTCTACCAGTGATGGTAAACTTCTAACATTATCCTGAATCGAAAATAGTACAAGTTCTTGATTAATTAATTCTTCGATTGAGATTACTTTTTGTTTATAATCTAGAGACTTAAAATTTTTTGTAGCGTTTAGAATCCATTCTTTTCGAGAATCAGCCTCAGCTTTATCAAATGCTAGATTAATAGCAGATCTATCGCTAACAGTTTTTGATGAGTATCCGACGGTTTGCATACTCTTAAAGTATTCCTTGGCTTCTTTTGCTGTAGATGTACCTAATCCCTTGTAGTATTTAATATTCCAGTTATTCTCAGTTGTTTTCTTCCAATTTTCATAGTCTGGAATATTATAAAATTGTAAAGTTTCATTTCTCCTTGAGACTTTAATAATGGGAGTTAACAGAGACTCCACAAAAATCGATTTCTTTAGTAGATCAGGCCATCCAGAGTCAATAAAATTAATTAGTAGACTTTTAATATGAAATCCATCCGTATCCTGATCTGTCATTACCATAATCTTTGAGTATCGAAGTTCTTTTACATTTTTTGTTCCAGTCTGAAGTCCTAAAATTTTCTTGATATTGTTAATTTCTTCATTTTTAGAAATCTGAGCAAACGAAGCAGTTCTTGTATTTAATAGCTTACCACGAAGAGGAAAAACACCATAGTAGTCTCGTCCAACAATGGAAAGTCCAGCAACTGCTGTTGTTTTAGCTGAATCTCCCTCTGTAAGAATTAGAGTACACTTTTCAGAATCACTTGTTCCGGCTTTATTTGCATCATCGAGCTTTGGAATGTGAATTTTAGAAACTTTCTTACCATCCGTCTTTGCTAAAGACTTCTTATCTTTAGCCTCAGCCATAGCTAAAAGCTGATCAACAAATCCAAGCTTAGCAATTTTCTTGATAGTGTCATCGGATACTACACACCGAGAACCAAAATCTGATACTCTTGTTGTATGTTTGTCTTTTGTTTGAGACGCAAATGTTGGATTGTTAATTAAAGACTTTACAAAAATAAATAGATGCTCTCGGATATAGTGTGGTTTAATGTTGATATTTTTATGTTTACTCTGCAGTTCTTCTGTAATACTTTTGACAATCGGACCAAGGACATGTTCTACATGAGAACCGCCTTCTACTGTGGAAATACCATTGACAAAAGACACTTGTTGGAATGTTCCATTTTGACTTAGTGAAAATCCAATAGCCCATCGATCATTGATTTCTTCGTAGACTCGCGGATTTTCTTTCTTGGGTCCAATGTACATATCCATATATTGTGAGAAGTCCTTAGTTTTTAACTTTTGTCCATTTAAGATTACAGATACATTCTTGTTGGTAACAGCGCAGATATCATAAACTCTGCGTTCTAAAATTTTAAAAGTATCATTATCAGTTAGATCTTTGAGACCAAACTTAGAATAGTCTGGTTTAAAAGTGATTTTTGTATAATCCTTTTCCTTAGACGAAAGTTTCTTAACCTCTGGTTTTCCAATTTCAGATAGATTATTTTTAAAGGTTTGCGTATAAACCTGATTATAGTGTTTTGTTTCTACAGTAAACTCAGTAGAGTAAATGTTTGTTAATTTTGCGCCTAATCCATTAAGACCTCCAACCGTTCTTTTTTCGGAGTCATCATAGTTGCTAGAACTTAAAAGATTACCAAAAATCAACTCACACACATAAATATTATACTCTTTATGAATTTCGATAGGAATGCCAGACCCATCATTAAAGACTGTAATTTCTGTATCTGTAATTTTAACATCAATGGTTTTAACACCAGGATTTCTCTGAGATTCATCTGCAGCATTAGTGACAATCTCATCAAAAATCTTATACACACCAGGATTCCATTGGAGTTGTTTAGAAACTATTCTATCTCCTTCAACAATCCAATTAGTACCTGCAACATTATGAAGTTCACCGATGTACATTCCAGGCCGAGCAAGAACATGCTCAATCTGGGAGTACTTCTTATACTTTTCTTCTACAGTCTTTGGCATTTGTAATATTTCATTAACTATTTCTTTAAGGTAGTTACCTTGTCGTACATCCGCTACTCTTAACAATTTTATTTATGTCACTTAAAGCTTGTGTAGAAGAGCTCATAAAAATATTTGGAATGAAAGCATGAACTAAAGCTTTTAGTGATGCTATAGCAAATTTAAAGCTTAATTTTAGAGAAAACACCAAATGTGTCTTGTAAGTCATACATACGTTTTCTGGATGGGTTGTAAAATCTATCATTATTGAAGTATTTAGATTTTTTTTGTGACTGTAGAGACTTCTTAAGAGTTGATTCTAATTCAGCATATTTTCTTTTGTTTGTATAATCTACACTCATGTCTAGATAATAAGGGTTATTCATTTATTATTACTTATATTTAAATAATAATAATAATTAAATATTAATGAGCTTATGTCAGTATAAAAACATACTTGGTAAAGTTGGTGAAGGCGTTCACTCGTTGCGATTTATGGGATTAGCTATAGTAGATGTACTCTTAACAATTTTAGGATCATACCTATTAAGTTTAATTTTTCACTGGGATTTTTGGATAACTCTCGTACTAGTATTTATATTAGGTATTATTCTTCATCGAATATTTTGTGTCAGAACTACTATAGATAAAATTCTGTTTCCGAATGTTACAGAATAATCGATTTAAGAATATATATGTATTATAATTAATATAATGACTACATTAACTAATAGTATTCCAGATTATGAACCAAAGACGGATTGGAAAGATTTTAAAAAAATAGATATGAATATTAGAGATTTACAGCAAAATTATATACATGGATGTAAATGTTGCGGAAATATTTACAATCCAGGTAGATATTCTGTTTTAATACAACACTTTAAAACAAATAAACATAAGAAAACAACTTTAGATCCAGCTAATGAGATGTTTTCGCGTGATATGAATGTAGCTAATGATATTAACACGGCATATGAAGAAAAATGTAAAGAAAATAGAAAACTAAAACAACTTAATTATAATTATAAAGAAGAAATATTAATGTTAAGAAATGAATTGGATAAGTTAAAACCAGATTTAATATCCTTAATTTAAATATTTAGAGTAACCCCATACTATAATACTGACACGAGGTTTATTTACATCACATGGTAACTGTGGAATACCGTGTCTAAATCTAACATTAACTTCGTTACCAAAAGCGTAAACAGTATTATCTGGAAGTGTAAAATTAATTGTTTTTCTATTAAACTTATTAGGATCAGCTGACTCAAACGAAATTTCCCTAGTTAGTCCAAATGATACACCGACTGTAATGTTTTGCGTCTTAGCTTTTTCTGGTTTTAAAGCTGCAGCGTCATGGTGATATGGTTTCCAATCTTTAGAGTTTTCGTAATAGTTAAATCGTGTAGAACCTGGAACCATATCGAAATAATTACATAAGTAGTTTATAATTGTACCAAATGTTGGACTGTCCTGTTTCCAATTAAGAGAATCGTCTGCTATAGAATGAGAATCCCCGTGCCATAATTTAAAGTTATCAGTGTTAATTTCGGAAAGAAGAATATCAATAATATCTTTATTCCAAAATAAATTGTGAACAATACATATTTCATTTCCTGCGATAATCGGTTCATTTACTCGAATACGAAGATCAGGTTCTTGATGATTGGGTTCAAACGTTTCGGTATTTTTGATACTTTTAGGTTCTTTATATTCATGAGAGAATTTACAATTAGGCTTTGTACAATTACCTGTAAAAAAATACGACCTACAAATATTATCTACATGTTTAAATTTACATTCATCCCTTGTACATCTACCCTTAATGTAATGTTTACACAATTCCATTATAAATTAATAAGTTTTATCTTAAAACTAGTTTAAGGAAGTAAAATAAAAATTATTAATAATGTGTGGAATTTTTATAATTAGAGGTACAAAATGTTGTTTATCTTACATAGAAAATGAATTTAATAAAAGTTCCAAAAGAGGTCCAGATGCCTCTAAATTTATGGAAATGAGTGGTAATTATATAGGATTTCACCGACTAGCTATTAATGGATTGAATCCAGGTGGGATGCAACCTTTCATTAAAAATAATTGTTATTTAATTTGTAACGGTGAAATATATAATCACAAAGACTTGTACCTAATGTTAAATAAAACCCCAGAGACCGGTTCGGACTGTGAAGTTATATTAGACTTGTACCAAGAGTTTGGTATAGAATATACGTGTAAGATTTTAGATGGAGTATTTGCGTTTATTCTTGTAGATGGAAACTCTGTTTATTTTGCACGAGACCCATTTGGTGTTAGACCACTATATTACTTTGACTGTGGTGGTGGAATATTTGGAGCAGCATCTGAACTAAAAAGTTTAACAAATTTTAATACAAAAATTAAACAGTTTCCCCCTGGTCATTTTGGTCACTTTAATGAAAAAAGTATAGTTATTTATAATTACTTTAGTCTAAATTCGACAACATTGGAATATAGCAGTATTTATACAGGATATGATTACTATAAAACCTTAGTTAAAATTTCACTAATAAATGCTGTTAAGAAGAGACTTATGTCGGAAAGACCTATAGCATGCCTATTATCGGGAGGATTAGATTCTAGTCTAATTACATCAATTGTTGTTAATTTATTACCACAACAGACTATTAAGACATTTTCTATTGGATTATCTGGTAGCCCTGATTTAGAGTACGCACGCAAAGTTGCTAAATTTTTAAGAACAGACCATTATGAGGTTGTAGTAACTGAAAAAGAATTTCTAGAAGCTATTCCAACTGTAATTAAAGCTATAGAAAGCTATGACACAACAACTGTTAGAGCTAGTGTGGGAAATTATCTAATTGCTAAATACATAGCTGATCACTCTGACTCTAAAGTAATATTTAATGGAGATGGATCGGATGAACTTACAGGTGGTTACCTATATTTCCATAAAAGTCCGTCACGACTTCATTCAGATTCCGAAACAGCAAAATTATTATCTAACATTAGTTACTTTGACGTTTTAAGAAGTGATAAGTGTATATCTTCTTGTGGTTTAGAACCTAGAACACCGTTTTTAGATAAAAGCTTTGTAACAACATATAGAAGTATTCCACTAAATATTCGTTTTCCGATTGGAACAATTGAGAAAAAATTACTAAGAGACTCATTTGCGGAGTATTTACCACATAATGTTTTATATAGACAAAAAGAAGCATTTAGTGATGGAGTTAGTAACGAAAAAAGGTCGTGGTTTAAAATAATCGAAGAACACGTAGACACTATTAAATTTAAATCAATTAGTGTATCACATAATGTACCTATAACAAGGGAACAGGAGTACTATAGATATTTATATGAAACTGAATATCCAAATACAAGTCATATTATTCCATACTTTTGGATGCCACGATGGTCTGAGACAACTGACCCAAGCGCTAGAACATTAACTTAAATTTTAAATATTGTCAATAATAAATAATGGATAGAGGTGGTCAATGTCAGTATGATGTTTTACTTAGAGAACAAGGAGTAGAACTGCACGCAACCTATTGCCCGTTTAATGACGGTTATTGGTGTATTCATTTAACTATCGTAGATCATTCTAGTGGAGAAAGATGGAATTTTGGATGGATTAGGAACGGTCCAGGAAACAGAGTATGGCGAGGACTTAGTAAAAATAACCCATACTGGGTCAATAATTTATT